ATTTTAGACGCAATGATTTCTGGTGTATCACCATCTTTAATTAAATAATTATAATAAGCAGCTGCATTGTTTTTTAGATCAGTTTGAAATCCAAATCTGGCAGTTATATTTGTCAACTCATCTAAAGAAGTTGAATTTAAACCTTTATAATAAGGTGTTCTCGGAAAGTAATTAAAGTATCTAGCCATATTATTCTTCTCCCTCATCGAATGGACTTGCTTGGTCATCCCAAGAAGTAATTCCACCATAAACATCTTCTGAAATTGATAAGTCATCTATATCTGCGGCTCTTCTAAAATCATCAGCTGCATTCAAAGCTATAGCCTCATCTACTCCAGTAACATCATCTGGTTGTCCGCTGGCAATTGTAGCTGCATATGTGCCAGAAGCATCATAACGATCTTGACCAATTCCACTTGCATCACTACCCCCAGCAACAAAAGTACCAAGTCTTGAATCGCCTGCGCCAAGTTTTTTGGTGTATTCGTTTCTGAGTGAAGATTTTGTTTGAATCTCTGTTTCTTGAAATGACAGATCCATACGAATCGCAACTGGCATACCAGTCTTACCTTTTTGTGGCACATTACTTAAAGTTTCGTATGACTGATAACCATTAGGTGCAAAATCTAAAGCTACATCCGTCAAAACACAATTACCAATGGAATGTATATTAGTATTTTCAACACCATTATAATAGAATTTAATATCAAATTCTGATGGTGGAATAAGATATCTGCCATAAGAAGAACTCATAATTTCTGGCGCTTGATGATATCTGAATAAATCAATAATGTCCAATACATCAGAAGCTTCTTTCTCACTTCTTGGATAAAACATAAATTGAAATCTAAAATTTCTGAATGATGGTGATTGATATATTACTTCTAATTGTGGATTTACCGCTAATGCACCACCAGTTGCACTTGTTAATGCAGTAAATAATGTATCACCACCAAATTTACTCTTTAACGCTTCAGCGGCAAAGGGTGACATATTATTAATCTTTTGAGAAGTGCTGGCATTACTATCAAGTTGATCTTTTAATGAAGCTCCAGCCTGTACTAGACCACCAAGAAGTCCCATATCTTTTGTAACGCTTGTCGTACTAAAACTTTGTTTATAATCAAAAGTTAAAGTGTCTGGCATATATAACGCAATGGTGTCTTTTGTTCTTTTTGTTGTTCTGAAAAAATTTGATCTATTTAATATAGCGGATTCTGTTAAATGTTTTGATCCTTGAGCTAAAGCGCTTTTTGTTTTTCTTATAATATCTACAGATGAAGATGATTGACCGTAGAACCCACCTTCTTGTGCATCAGCGTCTTGACTTGTGGTCGAAATACTATTATCAAGTTTTTCACCCAAACTTTGAAATATTGCAGCACCAGCATCAATAAGACTTTTTCCAGCGTCAAAAAAACCATTATTGGGTGCTGATTCAGATTGATCTCTACTCAATACATTATTCAATCCTGGATTTTGACCTATACTTCTTTCTTGAACTTTTACATAAAACATCATATAATGACCTTTGTCAGAATTGCCAAGGTCTGATGGATAACGTCTATTATCACTATTGTAATCAGTTTGAAATGAAAAATTCCTATCAAACTGTTCGCCAGAGTTGAGTTTTATATCTGTTAATGAAAAAAATGCCATTTTCTGTCCTATAGTTTACTAGATATATTTATGTCATACCGAGGAACATTTACCCCTAAAAACACTTCAAAGTACAAAGGGAACGCAAGTAATATTATTTACCGTTCTTCTTGGGAATTGAGAGTGATGAAATATTTGGATGAAAATCCAAACGTAATCTGGTGGGCGTCTGAAGAATTACCAATACCCTATGTGTCACCTGTTGATAAGAAAGCTCATCGTTATTTTCCAGACTTCATCGTACATCTGAAACTGAAGGGTGGAAAGACCATTACCTATATATTAGAGGTTAAGCCAGAAGCGCAAACCAAGAAACCCACACAAAAAAGACGAACAAAGAACTACATTAATGAGTCGATAACATATGCTATCAATCAAGAAAAGTGGCGAGCAGCTGATCTTTTCTGTAAAGAACATGGTTGGGAATTCAAATTGATAACTGAAAAAGAACTTGGTCTTTGACATAAATATACGATGGCATATCTTTTAGACAGAATAAATCAGTCCTTACAAAAAGAAGGACTTACACCTCGAACTAATAAATCGAGGTCTTGGCTTCGTGCAAAAATTTCAGAATTAAATCCATCAAGACAAAACTTGATGGCTGATCGTCAAAGACAGAGAAGTAATACTATTATCGGTAATATGTACTTCTATTTCTATGACCCAAAAACAAAGAATTCGTTGCCATACTACGATAGGTTTCCTTTGGTACTCCCAATAGAACAATACTCAGACGGTTTTCTAGGATTGAATTTACATTACATTCATCCAAAGCAACGAATACTTTTATTAGATAAGTTGAGTCAATATGCGACAGATAGTCGTTATGACAAGAATACAAGATTGAAATTGAGTTATGCGGCTTTATCAGCTGCATCAAAGGCGTTTGAAGCACAACCATGTATTAAAAGATATCTATACTCACATGTTCAATCTAGATTCTTGCAGATATCTGCTGATGAGTGGGATATAGCATGTTTATTACCAATGGAAAGTTTTGTTGGTGCGAGTACAAGTAAAGTATATGCCGATTCAAGGAAAAAATTCTAATGGCCTTTTCACCACAATTATTTCTATCTAATATTAAAGGAAAAGATGGGTTAGCAAAACCATCTCGCTTTGAAGTCATACTTCCTATTCCAGAATACATTGATAAGTTCATACAAACATCTGCTTTAGAAAAACTATTAAATATACCAAATACAATTGTAGCAGATATAACAGATTCTATTAATGACATAATTGGTAACAAACAACCAACTGGACAATCTAAAACATCGAATGCGGCTATTTCAAGATACTTGGCCATGCAATGTGAAAGTGCAGAGTTGCCAGGAAAAACATTACAAACAGCTGATGTTAAAATTTATGGACCAACATTTAAAGTTCCATATCAAACTGCATATGGGAGTGGTGACACAACTTTAGGATTTTTGTGTACAAATGAATTCTATGAAAGAAAGTTGTTTGAACGCTGGATAGAAGCTATTATGCCAAGCGATACAAACAATCTTAGATATGCAAAAGGTGTTGACACTAGATATTTAACAAATATTAAGATTGTTCAATACGATGATTTCATTAAACAGATATTTGCTGTTGAATTAATTGATGCATTTCCTATTGGTATAGCTTCACAACCATTATCATGGAGTGAAGATGGTTTTCATCGATTATCAATTCAATTTGCATATCAAAGATATCGTGTTGTGTATGATGGAACGTATGACCTTGCTGCAGCCGCATCTGAGTTCTTTGGATCTAAAGCAGCTAAGTTTTTCGATAGTACGGGTAGCAAAGTTGGTAATTCTTTGATTGCACCCTTGACAAGAGGTTTATTTTAATTAAATGAGGATATAATATGGCTTTACCTAAAATTGATGTGCCAACATATGAAACGAAACTAATTTCGACTGGCAAAACTGTAAGATACAGACCCTTTCTTGTAAAGGAACAAAAACTATTTCTAATGGCAGCTCAGTCTACCGATGAAAAAGAAACAATTGATGTTGTAAAACAAGTATTGAATAATTGTATATTATCAGATATTGATGTTGATGATTTACCAACATTTGTTCTTGAACACCTGTTTATGCAACTTAGAGCTAGATCGGTTGGTGAAGTTGTCAATTTAAAATACAACTGTAACAACACCGTTAAAGATGATAAGGGTGAAGAAAAGGCTTGTGGATCATTAGTTAAATTTGATTTAAATATCTTAGATATTAAACCAATCATTGATGAGAAACACTCAAGTAAGATTGAGATTAGTGATAAATTGGGTATCATGATGAAGTATCCAACATTAAATTTAATCAAAAATGCTGGAAATTTAGCAGATGAAGATGTTGATACAGTATTGAATGTTATTGTTAGCTGCATAGATTACATTTATGATGCAGATCAAATGTACTATGCGAAAGATTCAACGAAAGAAGAATTGTTAGAATTTATTGAGAATTTGCAACAAGAAGACATGGAAAAAATTCAATTGTTTTTTAATACTATGCCAAAGATTGCAAAAGAGTTAGATTTTAAATGTAAGAAGTGTGGATATGAAGAAACTATTACTGTGCAAGGCATACAAAATTTTTTCGTATAATATTTGGTTATGATACATTAGGTAATTACTATCAGACTAATTTTGCGTTGATGCAACATCACAAGTATAGTTTGACTGAATTGGATAACATGTTACCTTGGGAAAGACAAGTCTATATTGATATGTTGGTGAAGTTTTTAGAAGAAGAAAATGAGAGAATAAAAGCTCAACAAAAGGCAAGAAAATAAATGGCAGATAAACAATCAAGACTAGCAGAGATATACAAGGCCGAGAAAGAACGTGGCGGTGGTGTATTCTCGACTCTTGGAAAAAGAGCTAAAGAAAAGTTCGACCCAAGACAAATGTTTAATCAAAAAGGTTTTGCAGCAGCTGCAATACCATCATTATTTAAAGCCTATGATGCTGTTGGTAAAACAAAGAAAGTAAAAGAATTATCTGAATCTGGCC